ACGTTGATGTTTGTTTTGACGTTAATAATGCTTCAAATCCTATTACCTCTTGAATTAACGCTGTCTCATAAGTAAATTGAACAGGGTTTCCAAGTGAAGTCACTAAGTCATATCCTTCAATATAATTACCATACATTAGCCTATTACCCATAAGGGTTTGTGCTTGAGCAAATCTTGGGACATTATCATATAACCTTAATAACTCAGACTCAGGAAGAGTAGTAAATATCTTACTATTATCAAAGCTTATTGATGTATATATATTATTTGGTATCCCTAAGTCTTGTTTATTTTGTTTTTCAATTATCTTAATTATATTGCTTTCTGACTGCTTAAATAATAAATCTATACCAACAACAAGAGAGTCACCTGTATAGTAAGTTACCTTACAAGCATTAAATGAGTTTATCATTCCCTCATTTAAGTATGCCTCTACAGTTACCTCAAATCCATTTGGAGCGAAAGCAATATCAGACCACTGCGAAGTAGCTGAATACTCTCCATCAGCATATAAATACCTATAAGCAAATGATATAAACCTCTCTTCTAAAAAGTTTTGTTGACCAACAGTATTTAATAATTGAACAGTTGGAGACTCAGTAGGTGGCTTCTTAATAACAAGTAGTGACTCTTCAAGTAGCAATGCTGCTGCAATACCACCCGCATCTGTTAATGGAGCACCTGATGGCACAGCATAATTTCTATTTATATTTATTACTCTTGGAGCATTATAGTTATCCGTAAAAAATAATAAGTTCTCTATTTTATTTACTCCTGTAATAAGATACTTTGGATTAAAATTTAGAGTTGTATTTATGTTACCACCATTATCTATAGTGATAACGTGATAAGTAAGGAATGAATTATTTGTGTTAAAAGATACAAGTAAGTCAAGCTTACCCGTTAGTCCTAATGGAAAATTTGGGTCATGTACAAACCAATATACTGTCTCCATTGCTCCATCTTCATAAGCACCAATGCACCTTGCATCTACGCTTAAAGGAGTATTTAGAAATTTTAAGGCTGTTAACGGAACATTTCCTTTTGTGTTTTCGATAACTCCAAATTCAGAGTTTTCCGTTGAACCCATACGCACGTTCATAGCGTCAATGTACTCGCCATTTGGAACAACTCTTTCATCAAAAGTTTTGTTCATTTTTCCTGCAACAAAATTCCTACTAAATTTCGGCATACTATTTTAGTATTTTATCTAAGCCCCTTAAGTTCATTAAAAGTCTTCCGGGGTGAATATTACTTATTCTTATCTTAGCATTTCTTAATAATGCTTGCTTATCTTTTTTGGCTCTTTGAATAACATATTCTTGAACGCCGAATTTAGCGTTTAAAACCTCATATTTTATGTAAGCATAAATATAAGCCTCAAATAATTTATTTATTGTTATTAGAGAATTGTCTCCATTCTCCATACCATCTGAAACATATTCAAGAATACATAATCGCTCTGACATTCCTGAATCAAAATTAATCACACCTGCCTTTTTATCTACATTAAATGTAGGGTTAGCATTTGCGGTCTCTGTATTCAGTCCATATCTTGTTCCAATTGCATAATCAAAATACCAAAAACCATCTACATTATACCCTGCTTGATTATCAAATTGATTCCCTTTGTTTAGATAGATTGATTTTTTTGTTCCTGTAATTCTATCATAATCTATAGCTGAGTTCTGAGGAGATAAAGCATTTCCATTTTGGTCAAACAATATATTTGAAAGGTTATCTTGAAGGTATGCTCCTGAAGATAATGTCTGTATGTTTTCACTTAATGGTCTTAGAACGCCATTCTCATATACCGATATCCTTACCCAATTTACATAATCAGATGGTAGAATATATCGTAATGTATTTGGAACATTTAGTTCTAAAACTTTTATCTCTTTAAACGCATCGTAGTTAAGCTCTTGAACAGCACGCTTTGCGTGGAACAATATCTTGAACCTCTCCTCATTATTTACTAATGAGTGGTTTCCCGAATACATTAAAAGAAAATTAGTTACAACATCAGCTAAACTAACATATTGATAAGACCCCCAATTTAAGTCTTCAGGGTTATTACCATTATTTTCATAATATTCGTATTGTGATATATATGTCATATTTTACTATTTATTGTTGCATACTAAATGATGGCTGTTCATGTTGTTCTTGAGCCATTGCATATTGAACAACATCCGCTTCACGAATTGATACTCCACAATACTGACATATCTTCATTACTAACTTATACCCATCTTCAATTGGTAATTCAAAGTCTTGGTAATCAAGTTGTGATTGGTCAAATACAGGCTCACCATTTGCTAAAGAAATATATGTCCATTTAGGGTCTTTAGGATATCTAAAATAATCATTTCTTACTGCTCCATAACCCTGTATGCTTATAGGATATAAAGACATATAATCACTTATATTTGTATAAGATGGATACATCAATGTTGGACTTGTAATCGATGAATTTTGCAATAAAAGTATTTTACTATTTGAAACCTTTTCAGCTTCAGAATAATTTGAACCTGAATATATTGCATATTTTTCTCCTGCTAATAAATTCTGAAAAATATTATCTTGTAAGTCTAATGTATCTACTGAAGTAGTTAAAGACTGTACAGTAGAGCTTTGGAATGTTGTTAAGTTTAAAACAATATCTCCAACTTTAACGCCTAAAGCAGGAAAGTTTACTGTTGCATCTATTAATTGAAAGTTGGATTGTGAAGTGTTTGTTCCATTAATTATTTTTTTTGTATATACAATTACTTTATTAATCATATATGCAGAACTACCAACAGTAGTTGGTGATGGAAGATAAAAATTATTAGTTAGATTACCTGAAGTTGAAAGTTGTGGGAAAATGAAATCACTTTCTAAAAAACCTTCCATTACTTCCATAATAGGTTTACTAATATCTGCGTAATCAGAACCTGATGACCTTGCATTTTCAGCTAATATTGATTTATTATAGCTACTAAAATACTCTTCGTAAAGTTCCATTTGCGCATTAGTTGCATATAAATTAAAATCAGATGGAGAAATATATCCATAGTTATTTTTATTTAATATGGCTATTACAGTGTTTCTTACGGAGTTTATCATTACAGACATACGCTATTCTTTTTACAAAGATAATAAAAAAAAAGGCACTCTATTAAAGCGCCTCTTTGTTTCTAAATTAATTAATATTACGCTATAGAAATATTTGATACTGCATAAGGTAAATTTTCAACAGTGTATAAAACATTTGTCCACGATGTTGTCAAAGCAGCAACAACTGCATTTTGAATTGCATCACGCATAGTTTCATCACCTGCTCCTGCTGTAGCATGTGTAATTGTTACAACATCTGTACCTGTAGATGATTTGTAATGAATCCCAACTGTTGTTGTAGAGTCTTGCTCAATTAATACAATACCTGTTGCAGATACTATTTGTACTTGTTGACCTGTTACTGTAATTCCTAAAAATTTTTCCATCGTTTAAAAAGTTTAAATGGGTTAATAAAGTACAAATATACTAATTATTTTGAACTTATTTCTAAGAACTTCAATACCTCAATACCCTCGTCTGACTTTAAATATAAAGCAACTGTTTCAAATGGGTCTTCTCCAAATGGTACAGTCATCATTTTCTTTTTATTGCTTTTAGTATTATACCACACCTCGCGCTGTCCATTTCTAAATTGTAATATATTGCTTGAGAAGAACATTTGAACATTAGACTGCAGTTTAAGTAAAGGGTCATTTAATATCTCTAAAAATGACTTAGGTTCTCTTTTAGCATAAATCAATACATCTCTGCGTAATTCTGCAGTTGATACATTTGTTACATCTTTTTGGAACATAACTCTACTTACTACTTCAAGTTGCTCTATAGTTAATTGTCTAGCTTCAATCAATGCATCTACTTCAAAGTTTAGCATCTCAACTTCCTGAGCAGCATCAATTGTTTTATCTACTTCTACAAAAGCGAATCCATTTAATGGATGATAATGTAAAAATTGCTGTAGCACAGGATTTGTTCTTGGGACACTTAGAAATCCATCATCAAAGATTATTGGTTCAAGAAGAAAGTTTCCGTCTTGTTCATCTTCAAATGGTGATTTTTGATTTCTTGCATATCGCAAAGCTCTGTTCATATTGTTCTCTTCATCAAAATAAAGAAGTGGATACCTAGTTGTGTTTCTTGATGGCAACGTAAAAGAGATTGGCGTTGCATTGCTTTTTAGCTTGTAGGTCTTATCTACTGATGTTGTGTTTTTTTTCATTATTATTTGATTTGATTTAGTTACTAAAATAAAGGAGGAGCAAAGCGCCCCTCCTTTTGAAAATTAAATTATTATTAAACTCCGTATCGGAATAAAACAAAGTTATTCGCACCTAAAGTACAAACAGCACGCTCAGACAAGAAGTTAACTTCCATTGCATCTAAGTCACTAGTTTGAGCACCTCCGGCAGAACCTGTCATCCAAGTTTTGTATCGTCTGTCTTCTGCTTCAGAAGCACGATATCTAACGTGTAAGAAAGGACGCTTTGCATTTTTACCCATAACTTGGTCATATACATTTGTAGAACCTGCAGGAACAAGTAATCCTGTGATGTTTCCACTTGCGATTGCACCTGTTGGCATACCTCCACGCATTGTTGGGTCATTTAAGTATTTCCAATCAGTCTTGTAGAAGTCATAACCTCTTCGGAATCCTGTAAATCCTAAATTTAATGCCATGTCTTTGTCATTGTCAAATAGACCATAAGAAGTACCACCTGCTCCATAAGAGTTTTGTGCAGCTAACATATCGTCAATGTCAAATCCAAAATCACGATTAACAAATACTACGTTTTCTTCAATAGCACCTTGCTTATCTAAACGAGAGATAACAGTGTCCCAATCAGAAAGAGTTGTTGGATTACCACCACCCCATACGTTTCCACGGTCATTTACTACATAGAAGATACCTTCTGAACCTTTGTTACCCGCTGATGTAAATGTTACCTGAGTAGCAACACCCGAACCTGCACCTGCAGGAATCGCTTCAACCATTGCAGTTTCAAGATAATCTTCAAAACGTAGACGAGTTTCGTGTTCTGATTTTAAGTACCAAAGGTATCCTGTAGCACCATTCTCAGTAGTCACTTCAACCCAACCAATTTGAGCCATGTCAGAACCGTTTACTGCATACTTATCTTTAATGATAATTGGAGAATTTGAGAAAATAGTATCTTCAGCCTCTAAAGAACCTGACATACCATTTGTTCCTTTTTTAAATTCAGAACCATATACCCAAATAGAACAAGTAGACGCAGCAGCAAAAGTTTGACCACCTGTCTCATAATAAGCAACTGTAATAGTATAGGTAGGACCCGTACCTGCAGGAGCAACAATAACGATTCCTTTGTTTGACAATCCCGTAGCATTATCAAAAATCATAACTGTTTGACCTAAACGAATTGAGATTGTATTACCCGAAGTAATTGTAGCGTCTGTAATAGTAAATACAGATGTATTAGAAGCAGCAGCAGCAGCAGGAACACAGTTTGTGTACTTTGTGTGCAAACGACCTTGTTCAGCCCATTTAATCATATCCGAGTTTGACGGCATCTCCGCTCCTACCATACGTAAGAATGAAGCTACTGTTCTATTACCATAACGCTCAAATTCTTTCTCATAAGTATCAGGAAGATACTGAGTTAAAAAGTTAAAGTTGGTAATGTAATTTGTTTGTAATGGGACTTGCTCCGAGCTTGGAGTCAACCCAAAAGTTGGTGATGCTAATATAGCCATTTTGTTTTAGTTTTAAATTCTTTTCATACTTCTAATTTTTAATCCGTTACCGGAATCAGGGCTTAGAGACTTGACCTGCATTCCATCAACCTTCGTACTAGCTTCAGACATCTTACGTTCAGACATGTTTATGTTTTTAATCTTACGTGTAACATCATCAGTAGCATCAGCTTGTCCTTGTTCGTAAAAGAACTTAGCAAACTTGTCGGGGTTCATTGCCATAGCTAACGACCTATGGTATCCTTCTGCGTCTTTCATTAAACCATTCTCATCTAAAAACTTATTTATAAAGTTCTGAGGTGTTGCATGATTCTTTTTAATCTCGCTTAGATTGCCGGGAGAAAATGAAAGTTTTTTGTCGTTTATATTGAAATCAAAACCTTTGAAATCATCGCTTAAAACCTCACTTGTCTTTTGGTCAAACCATTCGCGCTTACGCCTGTTTGATTCATCAATAGTCGCTGCTTCTTTGGTGTATTGTTTGTATGCCTCGTATACTTCTTTTTCTTCATCCGGAACACCAACTCCTATTGACTCAATAGGAACAGAGTATTGTTCTTTCTGTTGATTGAAGTATTTCTTGGCTTCCCCAATAACCTTCTTCTTTGCAATCTTTGTTTTCTTAATAAAAGAGTCATCATCGATGTCCTCATCATATTGATAATCTTCCATCAATGCATCTATATCATCGGAATCCAACTCTGAATTCGTAGATTGTAGATACTCTTTTATTAAACCATCCGAGTCCATATTGTCAAAATCTTTATTTAACTTTATGAAATCTTCAAATCCTCTTCCTGTATCTTTCTTATATTTCATATAAGCCGCTACATCTGAAGGGATTTCTTCACTAGATTGCCTTTCCGCCATCAGTTCATCAAATGAACTAATTTCTTTATTATATCTTTTTCCAATATATGAAAGAACTTTTTCTTCACTCAACTCTTCCTCATAGGACTCTTCCTGTGGTTCAACTTGAGTTACTTCTTGCTCTTGCTCTTGTTCTTGCTCTTGGACCACATTATCTGTTGAT